TACAGGTTGCGTATGGGCTGAGAACGCTTTTGGTATCGCAATGTTTAAAGGACTAGATGTTTCTAGCCAAACTAACATTACAGGATTAGGCACCGATATCGTTGCTTCATTACACGCTAAAGCGGCTCTAGTAGACGCCTCACGTGCTTGTAAAATCATATCAGCGGAGTAAATCTAAATTTTAATCTAGGAGAATAAGTATGGCAAATTATGCGACAAATTCCGACTTAACTGATTATGTACCCGATATCTTCGAACACGGAGTAGCGAGTTTCACTAATGAGTTAACAAGAGCAACAGATACAGTCAACAAACGCATTAAAGCAGAATGGTGGACTAAATCGCCAACATTATTTGACGATGCGAAGTTACGTGACGCTCAATGGGTTGAAGTGACTGTTTACGCGGCACTTGCTCTGCATATTCTTCCTAGACTTTCATCATTTAGACCAGACGATGTTTTCATTGAGATGGCTGGATTTTATCGCCAGAGATACGAAGATACATTTCGTAGAGAGATGTTGACGGGTATCGATTACGATGCGAATTCGGACTCTGTTTATTCCGACTCTGAAAAGACTGTTGGTAATGTTGATAGACTGGTAAGATAATGGCAAGCAAACGAGAACAAATCGTATCAAGTGTTGTAGATAGCATCAAGGCTATCAACAGCGTAAAGATGGGATCAGTAACCCGTGAGCCTGCTTTTCGTAATGAACAAGAGTTTTATGCTTTGGCTAGAACTCACTTCCCTCACGTAATCGTTACTTCTGGTAATGAAGCGAGAGAAGACATTACGATGGGTTCAAGCAGTTTAAGAGGCAGTACTTTAACAATCGATTTAATTTGCTTCGTTAAAGCAAGTGATAAGTCAATAGACGAAACACTTAATAATTTAGTTGAAGCAATTGAAGAAAAGTTGGATGTAGATAGAAGCCGTGATGGAAACGCAATGAATACAGAAGTAAGAGAGATAGTAATGGGTCAACCAATAGAACACCCTTATGGTTCTTGTACTATTTCTGTAGAAGTTGATTACACATTTACAAGAGGAGTAACATAATGAAAATCAAAATGATTACACCAACAGGTCAGATAATGACTAGAATACCTGAAAGAGATGTGGCTTACCACAAATCTAACGGTTGGAAGATGTTGGACGAAGAAAAGACTTCTTCTGTTAAGAAAGAAGTTAAATCAAAATCAAAGTCTGTTAAGAAAGATGAAAGTCAAGTTGAAGCAGATTTAACCCCTAATGAAGGAGAAGAGCAATGGCAAGAGTAACAAAACTAGGTAATGGCGGTGCTGTACATATCAGTGTCGACGGATCCGGCAACTATGAAACAGTTGCAGAAATAAAGTCTTGGTCAGTCGATGAAACAGTCGATACCCTAGACACAACAACCATGGCTGATGCTGGTGTAAGAAAATACACAGCAGGTCATAAAACTTGGACTGGAACAGCAGACTTGTACATACCGTACACGTGGACTGATACGGATTCATCTGGTACACTGAACGCTGGTGATACTTTAGTTGAGCAATTAACTGAAGAAGACAGTTTAGTCACTGGTATCGAAGTTGGTACAACTTACGATTGGAAATTCTATGCTGATGATAGCATAGCAACTTTCGAAAGTTACAACGGTAAAGGTATCGTAACATCAGTATCTCGTTCAGCAAGCCACGACGGACTTGTAGAGATGACTGTAACTATCCAAGGAACTTCTTTACTAACGTAAGTTAGTTGAGATAGGTTACCACCCACGATGATTACTTTTAAAGTTAAAACAGATTTTGACCTTTACAGGACTGTAAATCGTATCGTTAGAGAAATCAGCGATGACTTACGGGATGAGTTAAAGAGAAGAACACCTGTTGATACTGGTAAAGCACAGCGTGGGTGGAAACAACGACACAGGCGAAATCGCTCGACTGTAAGTAATAGAGTAAAGTACATCCAGCGATTAGAGGATGGACATAGTAAACAAGCACCACAGGGTTTCGTTAACCAGTCAATAAATAAGATTAAGCGAAACGCTAGAAGTGGTAAATACAAGCAAAGGAAAAACCGATGACGATATTAAATAAAGCAAAAGCACATTTTAGAGAGATAGCGAACTCAGGAACTGGTTCAATTGAAGTACCAGAATGGGACACAACAATCTATTGGAAGATAGGTGGTCAGAACTTCGCATCTCAAAATAAGATAATGGAATTAACAAACTCTGGTAAGACAGCAGAAGCATTAGTAGAAATGATGATTATGCGTGCCTTAGATGGAGATGGTAAGAAATTATTTCGTCCAATGGACAAGACAGAAATTATGCGTGAAGTAGACCCTAATGTTATTCTTAAAATCGTAACAGCGATGGGTGCCGATGACGAAGATTTCAATCAAAGTTCATCAGACATAGAAGGCACGAAAACAACATCACCTAAACAAGAGAGGGCAGTAAAAAACTAACCGAAGACCGGGAATTGTTTTTCTGCTTTCAACTCGCATATGAGTTGAAGATGAGTGTAATAGATGTTATGAAGATGCCTGCGGACGAAGTCGTTTATTGGAGTGCGTATTTTGAGATTTTACGCAGAGAAGGTGAAAAAGAAAATAGACCTGGAGCCGGTCCCAAGTCTTACTAAGGAGAGAATATGAGCGACATTAACCTGATTATTCAAGCGACTGATAAAGCAACGCCTGTACTCAAAAGAGTAAACAAGCAGGTAGACAAGTTTAATCGTAAAGCCGCAAAAGCAACAAAATCTGGTAACAAGATGGGTGGAATGATGAAGATGGCAGGAGCAGCCGCTCTTGCCCTCGGACTTACGAAAGTAGCCACATCAACTGTAGCAGTCATTAACGAATTTGATAGTCTCAAAGCGATGCTTAAGACTGTTACAGGTTCAGCAGATGGAGCCCTCGTAGCATTTGAGCAGATTAAAAAGTTCACAGCAGATACACCATTTCAGTTAGCAGAAGTAACAAACGCTTTCTCTATTCTTAAGAGAAACGGATTAGATACAACAACAGAAAGTCTAACAGCATTTGGTAATATCGCAGCCGCCAACGGCAAAACATTTGAGCAATTCGCTGAAGCGTTAGGTGATGCTGTAACTGGTGAGTTCGAAAGAATGAAAGAGTTCGGTATCAAAGTGAAGAAAGAGGGAGACCAGATGGTAGCCTTTATGGGCTCAACTCAAATCGGTGTATCAGATTCCGCTGAAGGTATCATTGACGTATTTAAGAAACTTGGTGAAGAAGGTGGCAGATATGCTACTGGTCTCGCAGACCAAGCCGCTACGATTGGTGGTAAATGGTCTAACTTACAAGATGCTTTAGCCGAGTTCGCTTACAATGTAGGTGAAGGTGGACTTAAGACTGTACTCATAGAAGTTACAGAAAGTATGACTGGTATGATTAAGAATACTGGTAACCTAGCGAACATCCTAGGAGCAGGAATTGGAGCCGCTATTAAGACAGTGTTGTACTGGTTCAGTTCAATGGGTGAAATGTTCGGTATCGTTTATGACGGAATTAGAACAACAGCAGTAGACTTAGGTAATAAGATTAAAGAACCTGTACATAAAGCAGTTGGAAAGATTGGTGAGATATTCGCAGTTATGCTTGAAAAGGCACATACAGCATTCTCAGGAGTTCAGACAGTAGTTAAAGATGTTATGAATAGAGTTATCAATACATTCATTGTATTCTTTCAGAACGCAAAAGCAATCATAACAAATCTACCAGACATATTCAGCAAAACATTTGACGAGGTTACAAGAGTAGTTCCTATGTTCGCAACAAGTCTGATAGCACAATTAAAGAATATGGGTGAAGTTTTATTTCACAACTTTAAGGTTGTAGTAGAGAACTTCCCAGAGATACTCAAAGCAGGATTCCAAATGTTACTCGCAGTAGTAACGCAAGGTGGACCGATGCTGATTAGACAGTATGTAGGTATGTTTAAGACAATTATTCATAACGCTGGTGTTGTACTCAAGCATTTACCAAAGATATTTGGTTCATCTTGGACAGCAATACTGAACACTGTCGTTAGTTTTGGTAAGTCTGCTATTAGCAAAGTTAAGAATATCGGTTTAGATATCTATCACGGACTTGCTCAATTTATTATCGACCTACCACAAATATTTACAGACGCTTTCAAGCGA